GTCAAGGACGAATTCTCTAAGGCTTCTCCTCCAATCAATGCTTATGGTGGTTATGGTCAGGAAATTCTAAAGCAGTTTAAGAATGCATACGTTGAATCTCAAAAGGTACAAAACAACCTGTGGTGGAATGAGTACAACCAACAGTCATATGGTGGTGCAGGAAGCCGTCAGGCAGATACTGTTGCCGCTCTAACTATTGCCCTCAATGACGATAAGTTGTGGAGTCAGTTGGCAAAGCAACCTAAGTATCACATGATTGCTGACTACCTATCATACCGCTATACAGTCAAGGACCGACTAGACCAGATGGGAACAACCATCGATTCGAAAAAGGCTACTTGGCTACGCAATGAGGTATCAAGAACTGTTGGACAGATGCGTATGGCTGATGTAAACTTTGATAAGTTCTATACAAGATATTTCGAGAACGATAAATTTGATTTCGTTTACGAAGAACCAGGAGTAACTAGTGGCAGATAATAAACCAAAGACATTCGCTGAGGCTGTCATCGCCACTAAGCCGAAGTATGAGGCGCCAACAAGCGCACAGATAATTGATACTAAGAGTATCCTTGCTCAGTTAGAGGCAAGAACTGGCGTTAAACTATCAGTTAATGCTGAGTCAATTGCATCTGGTGATACATTGTTTAACTCATTTACTAACTCGCAGAAGCGAGTTCTTAATAGTACAATGGCAAAGTTGGGATATAAGTCACAGAATATAACTGAACTTAAGGCCAATCTTGAGTCATACTACCCAGAACTTTACAATGCGGCAAAGTCTTTTGCTGACCTAAATGCTAAGTTACTTGCAGATTATTTGCCAACGGATAGCGCTGGAACTGGTCCAGCATTGCCAAATCGTTCAATTACCATGATTGATAAAGCGCAGTTTGATACTACTGCTACAGACATCTACTTAAAGAAGGCTGGCTTCCGTCCTACTGCGGAGCAACTCAAAGCAGATTATGATGAGATTGTTAAGATGAACACTGGTACTGTTACTGAGTACAAGAAAAAAGTTTACAATCCAAAGACGAAGAAGTATGAGAACCAACAGATAACAACGCCTGGACTTACTGATGAAGCAATCGCCGCTAAGTTAGAAGAGAAGATTAAGAAACAAAATCCTCAGGCTTTTGAGTCTGCAAGCCAGCAGTCATTCTATAACTTTATACTGAATGCTGATTCAATGCGAGGTGGGAAATAATGGCAGGCGCATTTGATAGAGACATAGCAACCTCTCAGTCACCAGGAGCGGCGTGGATTTATAATCCTACTAGCAAGACATGGGAAAAGCCGCCTAAGCCAAGTGCTAACAAGGCTTATACTTGGGATGATACTAAGGGTTGGGTAGAAGAAACAACTAATACCTCTGGCCTATCTTCAATGACTGGATTTGTATTCACAAAGGCTATGCTTGAAGATAGCAAGTATGGTGCTGAACTCAAGGCAGTGTATGACCTATGGAATGCTGGCAAGATTACCGATGCGCTTAATGCATACTATAGTACTCAATGGTATAAGACACTAGGCAAGACTGCTGCTGATAGATATTCTCTCAAGAAGAATCAGCCTGCAGTATATGCTAGCGAATTTGAAGCATTTAAGATTACACAGAAGCAACGTTTATCACGTGTTGGAGTAAAGATTGATGATGCTGAGTTGGATGGATATCTAGAGCAGGCATTTGATGGGGCTCTTACAGATGGACAACTAGATGCTGTTATTGTAAAGTCTGCATCATTTGGTGCAAAGTTTGGTGGAGACACACTAACAAAAATTCAGAACTTCCGTGAGTATGCTAACTCATTTGGCATGACATATGATGAGACTAAGTACCGTCAATGGGGTATGGATTTATTTACTGGTAATATTACTGACTCTGAAATTGAACAGAAGATTCGCGAAGAATCAGCAAGTGCATTCCCAGCACTGTCTGACCAAATTCTTAAGGGTACATCATTGGATGCCTTGGCGTCTGCGTACAAGAACACAATGGCTACATTGTTAGAGATTGATGCAGACTCAATTGGGTATAACGACCCAACACTGCGTAAGGCTCTCCAGAATATTGGACCTGATGGCAAGCCAGCGGTCAAGCCATTATGGCAGTTTGAGAAAGATTTAAAGATGGATTCACGTTGGCAATATACCAACAACGCACGCAACTCTATTGACTCAATGTCACTTAAAGTTCTCCAGGATTGGGGTCTAGCATAATGCCACGTAATTATAATCCAGATATAATGCAGATTGATGGCGAAGGGTCATATGAGGCACTTGCTAATGTAATTGCTCAGGCTGTTGCAGCATCTCCTGTAGTAGTTGATACCCCTGCAAACGTTGCACCATCTGCGATTGAAGCATTAAAGATTGCAGAACAAGTTGCAGCAGCAGTTGCACCAGTTATTACTCCAGATATTAGTGATTCAAAGTTGTCACAAATTGCAAAACAAACGACACAGGCTGTTGTAACAAACCCTGCCGTAATTGCAGCACCTGCTGGTCAGACTGTAAATACAACAACACTTCAAGGAATTATTGCTGCTTCTCAATTTGGTTCATCTACTCCTTGGGCTCAGGCTGCTGCTAACTATACTCCTACTCCTGCAGTCGGTGCAACTTCTACAACTGAAACTCCTGCTGCAGAACCCACTGATATGATTGAAGGAATTCCCCTTCTTGACAGAGGTCAAGGTGGAGGAAGAGGTGGTTCGAATACAACTCCACCAACTGCAGAAGAATTAAAAGCAGCAGAACTTGCTTCAATACAAGCAGCACGTGAATTGGCTATGACTCCTTACGCTGAACTTTCTGCAGAAGAAAGAGCAGCAATGAGCCAAAAAGAAAAAATGGATTATATTCAGGCTGCACGTGAAGAGCAGGCTAGACTAGATGCTGAAGAACGTGCAATCAATGACCCAATGACTAATCCAAATGTTCGCCCTGAGGCTCAACCAGCAGATAAAGATTATATTTATTATTATTCTTGGATTGGTGGTTCTACTACTGGTAGTTGGCAGCCATACCGTGCTCCAAATACTCCAGAAAATCAAGCGAAGTACGGTTCACGCGCAGTCGGTGGAGAAACTCAAGCAGCAGATGAAGGCGTTACTGGTGCTAATACTCTTATTGTTCAACCAACCCCAGTAAAAGATGATAAAGGAACTATTACTGGATGGTCTGTTCCAGATACAACAGTGGCAGGAACAACTACAACAATGGGAACTGGTGTTACACCTACTAAAGTAGTTACAACACCAATTACTCCTACCGCTACTACTGGAACAACAAGTACTACTGGAACAACCAGTACAACCAGTACGACCAGCACTACGACAACTGACCCTAACGCTGCGCTTATTAAGCAGTTACAGGACCAGATTACTACATTGCAGAAGAGTGTAACAGATAAGACAACTGCTGACCAGACAACTGCAGCAGCAACACGTGCATCAACAATTGCTGTACTACAAGATAGATTTGCTAAGTATGGACTTACAAGTCTTGCATCTAAGATTGTCCAACTTGCACAAGATGGCGCCACAGAAGCAACAATTACTTTACAATTGCAGGAAACACCTGAATATCAAATGCGTTTCGCAGCAAATGCCGAGCGAGTCAAGAAGGGCTTATCAGTCCTTACTCCAGCAGAGTATCTCAATGTAGAAGATGGATACCGCCAGGTACTACGTGCCTATGGCTTAAAGCAGTTTGATACAGATGCATATGTAAAGCAGTTTATCTCTAACGATATGTCGCCTACAGAATTGTCTAACCGTGTAGTAACAGCAGTGCAGCGCGTACAGAACGCTGACCCTGCAGTTCTTTCACAACTTAAGAGTTACTACGGTATTGACTCATCAAGTTTGGTTGGATATGTTCTTGACCCAGAACAACAGTTCCAGAAGATTCAGCGTCAAATATCTGCAGCCGAAATTGGTGTTGCAGGTGCTCGTCAAGGACTACAGCCAGGAGCAGCAGTTGCTGAACAACTTGCAGCACAAGGCATTACACAGGCTGAAGCACAAAAGGGTTATGCAACTATTGCAGATATCCTTCCAACTGCTGAGAAACTATCTTCTATCTATGGTGGAACCATGGCTGGATATGGTCAAACAGAAGGTGAGCAAGAAGTATTTAATCAACTTGCTTCAGCACAGCGTAAGCGTCAAGCATTATCTGCACGTGAAATTGCACAGTTTAGTGGAACTTCAGGTGTAAATAAGACAAGCCTAATGTCAGAGACAAAGGGCACATTCTAATATCCTGTGTGGACCTATCGGCCCCGCACAGCGTACAAGACCGAGAGTAGGAGCCAGCCAGTTTCCCCGAACTGAACTGTGGCCTGCGACTAATAACAAATAGAAGGGTGGGTTGCTATGAGCAACAACTACTGGGACGAAGAAGACGATGACCTCGATACAAATGAATATGCAGGTGATGGCGGTGACTTACTTAAAAAGTTACGTAAAGCCAAGCGTGCAGATGAGAAGCGTATTAAGGAACTCACTGAGCAACTTGAGGTTTTATCCAAGGGGCAGCGTGAGCGAACCGTCAAAGAAGTCTTAGAAAAGAAAGGTGTCAATCCTAAAGCAACACGTTTAATTCTTAAGGACTTGGATGAAGTTAACGAGGAGTCAGTCAATAACTGGCTTGATGATAACGCAGACTTGTTCGGAATTGATGTGGCTAAGGATGCACCCGCAGCGAGTGAAGTCGACCGTGCAGCATTACGCCAGCAGGACGTCATCACACAGGGTGCGTTAACACCTGATAGAGCAGAAGATTTAAGTTTAAGGATGGACCAGGCTGATAGCATGGAAGACTTCTTGAACGTACTTCGCTCGCAACAATAATATCCGTTCATAGTCACTTGGAGGTGACAACTCATGGCTAATGCCTATACATCAACAGGTTCCTCTACTCTTGGAGGTACAGTTGGCGCAGCAGGTCTAGTACAAAAGGCGTATGACCGCCTACTAGAGTTCGCTCTCCGTTCAGAACCCCTAATTCGTTCTGTCGCAGATAAGCGTCCTGCTCGTCAAGCAATCCCAGGTTCAACTGTAGTTCTACAGAAGTACGTTGACCTCTCAGCAGCAACAACTGCTCTCACAGAAGACACTGACCCAGATGCAGTAGCACTGTCTACACCAACATCTGTAACCATTACTCTTGCAGAGTATGGTAACTCAGTACTTGTAACACGTGCGTTGGAACTATTCTCTCTAGCAGATGTAGACCCAGCAATCGCTAACATCATCGCTTTCAACCTAGCAGATTCTATCGACTCAGTTGCAATGACAACATTGCGCGGTGGTTCAAACGTAATCTACTCAGGTTCAACAGCAACATCAACAGCAACTGTTACAGCAGCGGCTACACTATCTTCAGCAAACATCCGCAAGGCTGTTGCTAAGTTGCGTGCAGGCAAGGCTAACGGTCGCAAGGGCTCACTATACTGGGCTGGCCTACACCCAGAAGTTTCACACGACCTACGTGCTGAGACAGGTTCTGCAGGATGGCTACTTCCAAACCAGTACGGTTCATCACAGGACCGCATCTGGGCAGGCGAAATCGGAACATACGAAGGTGCATACTTCGTAGAGTCTCCACGTCTGTACAATGCAACAGACGGAGCAGCATCTGCTCGCGTTTACCGCACAATCATTGCTGGACAGCAAGCACTTGCTGAGGCAGTGGCAGAAGAGCCACACGTAGTAATCGGACCAGTAGTTGACAAGTTGATGCGTCACCGCCCAATGGGTTGGTACGGCGTACTAGGCTTTGCTCGCTACCGCGAAGAGGCACTATACCGAATCGAATCAGGTTCATCAATCGCTTAGTTGATTGACGGGTGGGGCTAGGGAAACCTAGCCTCATCAGTAAGTTCATTAAGGAGAACTATGACAAACTGGACATTCAAGACACCAACAGTGGCCGAAGGCCCAGCGGGTGGACACCGTCTGTTCTACTTCTATAAACTTGACAAAGGTATTACAATAGTAAAGTCAGGTTCTACATACTCACAGATACGCTATGCTGTAGATGAGGACCTATTGGACTATGATGCCGTATATCGTGGTGGATATAACCATACAGTAGATGATACCACTAAGGCTGAATTAATTGCTGGTGGTATTGGAGTAACTGAAGCAAACTTTACAGAACAGTAGGGGACATGGAACATCAGCACATAAGTAAAGTTCTTGAATGGGGCTTTACTGCTGAACATAACTTTGAAGCAACTTTATGGGGTTGCGTTCTTTGTGATGTTACTGCGGAAAAACCATTTGAGTATGAAGATATATCTATTGACCATACAGCATGTGATGATGACTGTTTTGGTTGTAAGGCAAAAGGTTTACAACTTAATGCAGGGGATGCAAAGCGAGATATTCCAGATAAGAAATGGAATGCTGAACTATCTGACTATAGAGAAGCAAGACGTCAGGGAATGCAGCCGTCAGGTACAACAAAGGCACATGTAGAAGCAGCATATACAGCGTCAGAAACATTGGGCAAAGCATATGATGCAGATACAATGCCTAAGGCAAAAGATATAACTAAAGAATCCGTAGCAGTAATGAAAGAGATTGGACAAATATAATGTCAGTAAAAGGTGAGAAGTACAAGTCAATGGCTGCTATGAAAAAGCATGAGAAGAATGAGCCAATGGCAATGAAGATGAAAGAGTACGGCGCCAAAGCAATGAAGAAGTCTGCTAAGAAGGCAATGCCAAAGAAGATGGGCAAGAAGAAGTAAGATGGCTGCAAAGAAGCGCAATTACTTCGAGAATATTGCAAAAGAAATTAATGACGTATATCAGTCTGCACGTCGTAGAACTGAGATGAGTCAGACTCCAGGACCAGGAACTGATGAAATGGCAAATAAACTTGCTGGTATTGCACGTCGTCAAAAGGGTCAACTAGCAGGAGCAATCCTTATGGGTGCTCGTTACGATTCAAAGGGAAGAAGGGTTAAGGGATGAAGAAAGCACATCCAGGATTCAAAAAGGCTGCAGCATCTATTGCCAAGAAGCAGGGCATCTCAACTGAACGTGCTGGTGCTATTCTCGCTGCTGGTGCACGCAAGGCTGGTAAGGCTGCAGTAAAGGCAAACCCTCGCCTTAAGAAAGTATCTGGCGTTAAGAAGGGCAAGTAATGAAGAAGCCAACTAAGGGACAGAAGAAAGTGCAGAAAGTTATGCACGAATTCAAGGCTGGAACATTGCATTCTGGTAAGGGTGGCAAAGTAGTTAAGAACCCAAAGCAAGCAATTGCTATTGCATTATCTGAAGCAGGAAAAGCAAAGAAGAAGGCGAAGAAGAAATGATTGACCCTAGACTAAAGCGAGCAGGAGTATCAGGCTTTAACAAGCCTAAGCGTACACCAAGTCATCCAACCAAGTCACATGTTGTTGTGGCTAAAGAGGGAGATAAGGTCAAGACTATTCGCTTTGGTCAGCAGGGTGTTGTTGGGGACAGACAACCAACTGCACGTCAACGTTCATTCAAAGCACGTCACGCAAAGAACATTGCCAAGGGCAAGATGTCTGCAGCATATTGGGCTGATAAAGTTAAGTGGTAAGAAAGTAGGGGACGATGAAACAAGAAACAGTATCGGTTGCTTGGTGCGACAACGGTAACGTTGATGGCAAGTTTATGCAAGGCGTTGTAGATGTTATGCTCAAGTCTGGTGTAAAGTTTGAGACATCACTACGAAGCCAAGGCAATCAGATTGCAAGACAACGCGAGAAGGTAATCTCATATTGGTATGAAAACAACAAATCTGACTGGCTACTATGGGTAGACTCAGATGTTGTTATTAGCGTTGACAAGTTTAAGTTACTGTGGGACAACAAGGATGCTGAGAAGCATCCAATTGTAACTGGTGTGTACTTCACAACAGATACACCCGAAGACCCGCTTATGATTCCTATGCCTACGGTGTATGAGTTTGCGGAAGCAGGAGATACGATTGGCATTCAAAGAATGCATCCTCTACCTGAAAATAAGTTTATCAAGGTTGGTGCTGCAGGTATGGGGTTTGTCCTCATGCATCGCAACGCAGTAACTAAGATTCTAGAAGCAGTTCCTGGTGTACCACTGTTCACTGAGGTTGGTGTCAATAAGTCTTTTATGGGCGAAGACATTTACTTCTTTGCACTATGTGACAAGGCTGAGGTACCAGTATGGTGCCATACAGGGGCAACAGTTCCTCACATGAAGCGATTCTCATTTGACGAACATTACTACAAAGCATTCTTTGGTGGAGTTAAAGAGGAAAAGAAATCCAAATTAATTCTTCCAGAACAAGGTTTGATTACACCTAAGAAAGGGTAAACAATGGCAATAGGCAAAGCAGGCAGTAGTCTAGCAGCAGAGTTAAATAGGCTCGCTGGTACTACTGGACTTGATGAGCAGGGCGCTGCTAATGCTTGGGCTGGTACTACTGGTCTAGCAACAGTTGGTGCATTAAACATCAAGGCTTCATCTTCACGTACACGTGATAAGTTCAAGGACATCGACGGTATCTGTAATGAACTTGCTGGCACTACTGGACTTGCAGCACCTGCTGCTTTGAGGAGCATCAACGCATGACAACTACTTTAGAGAATATGATTGATGAAGTCCTTATCAATCTTGCAGGTTATACATTCCAGCAAGACCGTTCAACATATCTTGTTAACCCTGTAACAACCACAACCTCTTCAAGTGCTTCCCCTCTAATCTTGAGCCTAGGCGCAACTGATTCAGTTGGTAAGGGCGTAATTGAGATTGGCGAAGAGTTAATGTGGGTTGACTCATATGACCGTATTGCAAATACTGCAACTGTAGCACCATATGGTCGTGGTTATCTGGGCTCAACTGCTGCAACACACACAGCAGATAGCAAGGTTACGATTAGCCCAACGTTCCCGCGTCATTCAGTAAAGCGTGCTATCAATGACACAATCCGTGCGCTTGGTTCAAATATCTTTTCAGTAAAGTCAACAACCTTTACATTTAATGCAGCAGTATCTACCTATGCATTTGCTAACCTAAATATCAAAAACATCATCACAGTGATGTGGCAAACAATTGGGCCAACAAAAGAATGGCAACCAATTCGACGCTATGACTTTGATGCAGCAGCCAATGCTGAAGCCTTTGGTTATGTAACAGGCACTGACCAAGTACAGACAATTACCTTAGGCGAAGCACCAATCTCTGGCCGAACAGTAAAGGTTATCTACGCTACTGACCCAGTTGCTTTTACATCAAACTCTGAAGATTATGCTACACAAACTGGACTTCCAGAATCAACGCGTGATGTTGTGATTCTAGGAACGGCATATCGCTTACTATCATTCCTTGACCCAGCAAGAGCAGCAATGGTTAGTCCACAGGCGGATGAGACTGACTCAAAGCGTCCATATGGTGCGTCACAATCTGCAACTAAGCAACTCTACGCACTTTATACACAACGTCTTAACGAAGAGACAAAAGCACAACAACAGAACTATCCACCTAAAGTTCACTTCTCCCGCCGATAGGAACCTAAATGACAACCCGTAAATACTCCTCACGTTCACAGCAAACAACTCTATCTGCTGCGCTAACATCGTCTGCGACAACTGCTACAGTCGTATCTGGTTCATCACTACTTGGTGGTGTAACAGTGTCAGCAGGTGAAACATTCACTGTTGTTATTGACCCAGATACAGCGCTCGAAGAAATTGTAGATATCACCGCTGTTAGTACTAATACATTAACAATTGTTCGTGGTATTGATGGCTCATCTGGCCAGACTCACTCAGCAGGTGCAATCGTACGTCACATGGCTATCGGTCGTGATTACCGTGAAGCAAATACTCACATTGAGGCTACAACGGGACACGGTGCTACTGGTGCTGTAGTTGGTACAACCAATACACAGACCCTTACAAATAAAACTTTAACCAGTCCAACCATTACTGGTACTGGCGCTATTGCAGGAACATTTACAGGCAACCTTACAGGTAACGTAACAGGTAATTTAACAGGTAATGCTAGTACAGTAACTAATGGCGTTTACACAACCGATACTGGTACAGTTACTTCTACAATGATTGCTAACGGTACTATTGTTAACGCTGATATCAATGCTTCAGCAGCCATTGATAAGACAAAGATTTCTGGTACTGCTGTTACTGTAGCAGATACAGGTACAGTAACAAGCACAATGATTGCCAATGATACAATTGTAAACGCAGATATCAACTCATCTGCCCAAATTGGCTACGGTAAGTTATCCCTTACCAACTCTATCGTAAACGCTGACATTAACGCGTCTGCTGCTATTGATAAGACTAAGATTTCAGGAACAGCGATTACTGCTGGAGACACTGGAACTGTTACGTCAACAATGATTGCAGATGGCACTATTGTCAATGCCGATATTAATGCTTCTGCAGCAATTGACTGGACAAAGATTGCTCCATCATCAACTGTATCTTCAACTGAACTTGGATACTTAGATGGCGTAACTTCTGCAATTCAGACTCAGATTGATTCTAAGTTAGCAACTAGCACAGCAGCAACCACTTATGCTCCACTTGCTAGTCCAGCATTGACTGGTGTACCTACTGCCCCAACAGCAGCGGCAAATACCAATACAACTCAGATTGCTACTACTGCTTATGTGCAGACAGAAATTGCTGATTTAATTGCATCAGCGCCAGGAGCGTTAGACACTCTTAATGAGTTGGCTGCCTCTCTTGGTAATGATGCTAACTTCTCAACGACAGTAACTAACAGCCTAGCAACTAAGTTGCCTCTGGCTGGTGGAACAATGTCAGGTACCATCGCCATGGGAAGCAATAAGATTACAGGTCTTGGAACACCTACAGCAACTGGCGACGCAGCAACAAAGGATTACGCTGATACTAAGTTAGCACTATCTGGTGGCACTATGTCTGGTGCTATTGCAATGGGCACTAACAAAATTACAGGTTTGGGAGACCCAACCAATGCTCAAGATGCGGTTACAAAGTACTATCTTGACAACGTAGTTCTTGCTCCATCTAATTTGACTGGTCCAATCACTTCTGTAGGTGCAGCAACATCTATTGCATCTCAGACTGGTACTGGTACAAAGTTTGTAATGGACACAAGCCCAACTTTGGTAACACCAGATATTGGAGTTGCTACTGCAACATCAATTAATGGAACAACAATCCCAACATCTAAGACATTAGTTGCTACAGATTCAACTACATATGTAGTTCCTTCTCAGACAGGCAACTCAGGTAAGTATCTTACAACTGATGGTACAACATCATCTTGGGGAACTATTGCTACAACTGCTGCTGCAACTCCTACCACATTAGGTACAGTTCATGGTGAGACATCAACAACATTAACTGACCCAGTATCTTTGGGTTATAACGCGTTGCTTGGAAATACATCTGGAGCCAATAATACTGCAGTTGGTGCTGGAGCATTAACTGCAAATACAACAGGACCTAACAATACAGCAGTTGGTAAAGATGCTCTTGCAGCACACAATGGTACTGTTGGACAAAATACAGCAGTTGGTACTAGAGCACTTGATGCTAATACAACAGGTTACTATAATACTGCTATCGGTGTAGATTCTTTAGGAGCCGTAACAACAGGAAATAGCAATACAGCAGTTGGTCAAAATGCTTTATTGCTTAATACTGCTTCTAATAATACTGCTGTTGGAGCAAGCGCACTTGATGCCGTTACCAGTGGTACCAACAATACAGCAGTAGGTTATTCTGCTGGTGGTTTAGTATCAACTGGTTCAAACAATACATTAATAGGTTCAATTGCTGCAAGTGGACTACAAACTGGTTCAAATAACGTAGTAATAGGTTACAATGCTGCAGCAAGTCTTTCTTCAGTATCTAATGAAGTAACTATTGGTGATTCAAGCATTACAAAATTTAGAGTTCCAGGAATTGGTCTTGACATTACATCTGCTGGTCCAGCAGCAGCAACAGTCACTACTGCCGCAACTGGAATAGGCTATACAGGTATTCCTCAAAATGCTACAACCACGGGTGCGTATACAATTGTTGCGGCTGATGCTGGTAAGCATATTTACTCAACTGCAACTAGAACAGTTACAATTGATTCAAATGCTAACCTAGCACTACCAGTAGGTACAGTAGTTTCCTTCATCTCTGGTGCAGGTGCTACTACAACTATTGCAATCACAACTGATACTATGTATCTAGCAGGTACAGGAACTACTGGTTCTCGTACCCTTGCTGCACACGGAATGGCAACAGCAGTTAAAGTTGCTTCAACTACTTGGTACATCTCAGGAAATGGATTGTCTTAATGAGTGGTGTTTTAGGCGGATTGGTTGGTAGTGTAGGTAAAAGTATACCTTCAGCACCAACAGGAGTGACTGCTACTGATGTTGGTACTGGTCGCGCTTACAACAATGGTGCCGCTACTGTTACATTTACAGCAGGTGCAGGTCCTGCTGCAACTTCATATACAGTTACATCTAGCCCTGGAGGCTTTACAGCCTCTGGTGCTAGTTCTCCGTTGACTGTTACTGGTTTGCAATCATCTACTTTATATACTTTTACAGTAACTGCTACCAATGCTGCTGGTACATCTCCTGCTTCTACAGCATCTGCAAGTATTACTGCAACTACAGTTCCGCAGGCTCCAACTATTGGAACTGCAACTGCTGGAAACGCATCTGCAACTGTAACTTTTACCGCTGGTGCAACAGGTGGAAAAGCAATTTCAGCGTATGGTGCAGCATCAACACCTTCGGGTGGTAGTGGTGGTGCAGTAAGTTCTCCTATTACGGTTACTGGGCTAACAAATGGAACTGCTTATACTATTCAAGTTTTGGCTACAAATGCTAATGGTAATTCAGCATTGTCTGCTGCGTCTAACTCTGTAACTCCAGTAGTTCCCGTAACACCTACAGTTGAATACTTAGTTGTTGCAGGTGGTGGTGGCGGAGGTTGTGGTTCTGGTTTTGGTTCAAGCCCAGGTGGAGGTGGTGCTGGTGGCTATAGAACAGCATCAGGATTGTCAGTTACCGCTGGTTCTGCAATTACCGTAACTGTAGGTGCAGGTGGAGTAGCAGGAAATAGCACTACAGTTTATGGTGGTCACGGTAGCAACTCTGTATTTTCTTCTATTACGTCAACTGGTGGTGGTGGTGGAGCAGGACCACAAAATGATGGCGGAGTAAACAAAAATGGTGGTTCTGGTGGCGGTGGCGCTCAAAACTATACTGCTGGCGGTACTGGTACATCAGGTCAAGGCAATAATGGTGGTTCTTATGTAGGAGGACCAACATACTGCGGTGGCGGTGGCGGTGGTGCTGGTGCTGCTGGTTCAAATCCTAATGGTACAACTATGTATGCTGGATATGGTGGTATAGGATTACAGTCTTCTATTGATGGCACCGCAACTTATCGTGCTGGTGGAGGAGGCGGTGGTGGATACCCTGCACTTCCTGCTAATGGTGGTATTGGCGGTACAGGCGGTGGCGCTAATGGTAGTAATGGCGCAACTGGTGGAAGCGGAACCACAAATACAGGTGGTGGTGGAGGTGGTGGACCTGCTAACTCAACTACTAGCGGCGGTGCAGGTGGCTCAGGTATTGTAATTATTCGTTATGCAGACACATATCCAGCGGCTACATCTACAACAGGTTCACCTACTATTACTCAAACTGGTGGATATTATATTTATAAATGGACAGGAAGTGGGAGCATTACATTCTAATGGCACACTTTGCAGAACTAGATGAAAGCAACATTGTTAAGCAAGTAATCGTTGTACATAACAATGAACTATTAGTTGATGGTGTTGAGTCAGAGACTAAAGGTATTGAATTTTGCCAATCATTATTTGGTGGTAACTGGGTTCAGACCTCATACAATGGCACAATTCGTAAAAACTATGCTGGCGTTGGATATACATACGACCCGATTGCTGACCATTTCTTTGCACCTCAACCATTCCCATCTTGGGTATTAGACGAGAATGCTCAATGGCAACCCCCTGTACCAATGCCAGTTGAAGAAGGAAAGGTTTTTGTCTGGGATGAATCTGTAACTAACTGGATACCAGCAACAGAATAATTTAAGTTTCAACTAATTAAGGAGTAACGTGGCTAGAGATATCACCGAAGGTCGTGCTGAACGTGCTATTGCTGTTGATGTGGGCGTTGTCTCATCCAGTGCAGTATGGCAAAACAACGATGTGGCCTACGACGTAGCAGTTGGTGGCATGCCTTTCATTTATGCAATCAATGATTCTCGCCCTTACATCCGTCAGACAGCACCATTCCGTAAAGAACAGTTTGATAATGGTACTGAGCCAGGAGAGCAGTCACTGACTGGTTGGTGGATTCGTTCTCAAATGTCATTCCACTCAGGTTCTGGTATCAACTTCTATGACCCAGCAACAACTGACGAGAAGTCACACTATCGTTTTGCAGATAGTAAGGGTGTGAATGTTTGGACAAAAGGACAAGCAACGCTACTAAAGAACTGCACTTCTACTCATATTACAACTGGCTCTCTTCGTTCTACTGGACGTAGATTTCAAGAACTTCGCTCAATCAAATGGAATACAACGTCAGGAGTGCTACTTCATGATGAGTATGATGTTGATAAAATTGCAGCAGATGGAACGGTGACACACTTCATTGATTACAACGCTGGTGCTGGAGTCTACCCAGTACATGGCATCTGCGATGATGGCACATATGCATATTGGTATACTAATGTCACATCAGGTGGCACAGCAAAACAGACATTGTACAAAAAACCATTGACTGGTTCTTCAGCATCAACTGCTGATGAGGTAAAACTATTTGATGCAAGCGGAACAATTAGCAATGCTGTAATGGAGTATGTCAAGGAGCGCATTGTTCTTTGTGCTGACAATAAGATTTACGAACTGTCAACCGCGGCATCTATTCTACCTACTCCTTTATATACTCACCCATCAACTAGCCAAGTGTATACATCTATTACAGCATCAGGTTCTGCTATCTATGTTGCTGGATACAATGGCATTCAATCAACTATTGTAAAGTTTACATTGTCAACTGCTGGCGTTATGCCAACTTTGACATCTGCAATTGTTGCAGCAGAGTTACCAGTTGGTGAAGTGGTTCACAAGATTTACTACTATCTTGGCTACATGATGATTGGCACAAGCAAGGGTGTGCGTGCTGGAATTGTGTCTGACCAAGATGGTTCAATCAACTACGGTCCACTAATCGTAGAGACATCGCAGCCATGCTACGACTTCGCAGCACGTGACCATTTTGTGTGGTGTGCTACTGGTGTGGATGGCGAGCCTGGGGTAATCCGCATTGACCTTAGTAATGAATTAGAAACATTACGATTTGCTTGGGCAAATGATATCTATTATGATGGAGTGACTGGTCACTCAACAACTGCATGCGCATTTGCTGATGGTACAGATAGACTTACATTCTGTACTGCCAATGGCTCCACAGGTTATGTGTATATTGAAGATGAATCAACACTTCGCACATCTGGCTACTTAACAACAGGCAACATTCGCTATGGCACATTAGAGCCTAAAAACTTCAAGCGCCTTATCGGACGAGGTGACTTTACATATGGTTCAATAACACTTGAAAGTGTTGATAAAAACGGTGTTGAGTATGAGCAAATCTCATACGATGTTTCAGTTCCACCTATTGAAGTTGCGACATCAAACCCTGCTACCGCTCAAGAGTATGTAGCATATAAGTTTATCATGTACCGTGATGGAACTGATACAACCCGTGGACCAGTCTTTAAAGGGTATCAAGCAAAGGCTACTATTGCTACACCGCGTCAACGTGTCATGAGATTCCCAGTATACTGCTTTGATATTGAGACAGATAGATTTAATACTGTCATCGGATACGAGGGACGCGCATTTGACCGCATTCAACTATTAGAAGACATCGAAGAAACAGGAGATGTTCTTACATGGCAAGACCTATCAACTGGCGAATCTCGTCAGGCAGTAATTGAACAAGTAACATTCACACGTATGACACCTCCAGACAAGCGCTTCGATGGCTTTGGTGGAGTAATTGAAATCACTATCCGTACCGTATAACTCTTAGGAGCGCAACTAATGACCGCAGCAAACTGGGCTAGTCTAATCGTATCTGTAATAGCAGTAATCACAGCATTTGCTGGGTCTGTTAGATGGTTGGTCAAGCATTACCTTTATGAACTCAAGCCTAATTCGGGTTCAAGTCTTAAAGACTCGGTCACTAGACTAGAAGAAAAAGTAGAAATCCTATATCAGATGATGCTACACAAGGGGAGAAATGAATGAAACCTGTGGTCAAGAAAGCCACTCCTGCTGCAACTGCTGTTCTCCGTCAGGCGACGGCATTGTTTCCGAAGCGCAAGAAAGTAAGCGATGGTTTGCTCCCTTCTGTTGCTCACCAAAAACAGAATCCTGACTCAGACCATAACCTTGGTCTAGCGGTAGACTTAACACACGACCCAGCCCACGGTGTAGACTGTGCTGTAATATTTGAAAAACTTAAGGAGGATGAGCGTGTTTCGTATCTCATCTTCAAAGGTACTATCTGGTCTGAAGACAAGAAAGAACTGGGAAACAGACGGTACACTGGGGTTAATCCTCATAACAAGCATCTACATATTTCTATTAAGCCCTCTATGGCTACCAATACTAATCCTTGGTTTTGGTGGATGAATCAGCCTAAGGTTATCAACCAAGTAAAGGCTGCTCTGACACCATCTCCTAGTAAGAAGACGTATAAGACTGAACCTTGCACCTGTTGCAAAGTCCATGCGTCTAAACCTCAACAGTCCTAAGGAGGACTTATGAACGCAGAAAAACTCGTAGCAATCGCAGGTTCATACCTACGTGCAGCATTGGCTGCAGTCATCGCTCTATACCTGGCAGGAGAGACCAACCCTAAGAACCTTCTTATGGCTGGAGTCGCTGCTATTGCAGGTCCTGTGCTTAAGGCGCTTGACCCTAAGGAAACCGCGTTTGGACGTGGTTCAGAATAAGCCTCATCTAGGGTCCTAGCAGGCCCATAGAGACAAGAAACCCCCCTTCCTAAGGTAATCACCCTAGGTTGGGGGGTTCTTTTGTCGTTTCTAGAGGTTATAAATCCTCGTCGTCAGCCTCAAAATCCTCAGCCAAGTCGATTAATGTCTTCCAGTTTTTCCTAGTTTTATAGTCTTGGTACCGCGAGATAGCCTCGTGCACTAGGTCACGTAAGCCAATTGCTAGTGCTACTCCAATAAATGTTTCTAACATTTGTATTCTCCTATATAATATATTATATTAATATATATTATATAGAAGCCCCTAAAGGGCTTCTTATATAGTATATATATTTAATTATACACATGACTCTGACTAATGCAACATTATTTTAAACTTGACAAGTTGTGGATATCTTGTATACTTGAGATATGAGCATACAACTTGGAGACTACGAACTGCCTGAGCATGTAAGTTACTCAGCCTTTAGTACATACATTGACTGTGGATATCAGTACTACCTAGGACGATTGATGCAGGTGCCTGAGGCACCATCAGTTTGGTCAGTAGGTGGTAGTGCATTCCATACAGCGACAGAAATGTGGGACTTAGAAAATGCAGACTGAACTATGGGCTAAAGCCTGGGCGCAGGAACTCGGTGATACCGACCTGACTAATGCCCGTGTTGGTGGTCGTGCTACTAAGGCTAACCCAAACAAAGAAGATGTAAACTTTTGGCAGGATGCTGGTCCTCGATGGGTGCAAGCCTACATTGACTGGCGTAAGGCTAACCCTGACTGGAAATTGTGGAAGACACCACAAGGTACACCAGCCATTGAGTTGGCTATGCTACCCGATTTTGCTGGCGTGCCAGTCAAGATGATTCTTGACAGAGTGTTTGAAGTCAATGGCGAACTTGTAATCGTCGACTTAAAAACCTCTCAACAAACACCTTCCAATACACTTCAACTCGGCTTTTACAAGGTCGGAATGCTTAAGACATTTGGCATTGATGTTAAGTGGGGGACATATTGGATGGCACGTCAGCATGGTGTATCCCCTCTGGTAAATCTTGACACATACACAGAAGAGAAGTTAGAATATCTAGTGTCAGGATTTGACAAAGCAAGAAAGTCTGGAATCTTTTTACCGAACACAAACAACTGCCAATACAAATGTGGACTTACAGATTACTGTACGTTCTCAACGAAGATAGGATAACAAATGGAAGACTGGAAACTGCAAGTCAGTTACAAGACACCTGCTGGGGATATGATTAATATCCGTGCTAATACTGCTGATGAACTCAGCGTACTGCTAGAAGGCATTGGTGATTACTCAACACAAGTAGCAGCCGTACAACGATTGGTTGTTGGTGCTTACAATGCGGCCCCTTTGGGGACCACAAGTTCAACTACAAACACAGCGCCATCCACTTACTCCGCTCCATCCCAGGGGCAGGGTCCGTTACTTACTCCTCCACCAAGCGCAGTAACACCGTCGGGACAGGCGAGTCCGACTTGCGTACACGGAGCGAGAGTCTTCCGTCAGGGAGTGAGCAAGAACACTGGGAAGCCTTACGCTTTCTGGGCATGCCCAACCCCACAGGGGACTCCAGACCAGTGCAAGCCAGTAAACTAAAGAAACGTTGATGAGTCGTAGCCATCCAGTCACACCGTCTAGGTGGCTACGCTCATTCTTTAAAGAAGGGAATGATGAAGGATGCGTACACTTGTCCGCTCAGTTGGTCGTCCCAGTATTGGTGGAGAACCGCTACCTAGTTGTTTCAAAGCGTTCGAGAGCAACAAGATTATCATTCGACGTTCTGAAGTTTCGATGTTCGCAGCAGCACCAGGAGTGGGTAAATCCACACTAGCACTAGCACTTGCTTTGAAGATGAAAGTTCCAACACTTTATATCTCAGCAGATACTAACGCACATACTATGGCCATGCGCCTTGCCTCTATGATTTCAGGCAAGTCACAAACTGATGTTGAAAGTTTAATGAACACAGACCATGGCTGGACTAAGGCTACTCTTGCAAAGGGTAGCCATATTGTTTGGTCATTTGAATCAGCACCAACGCTTCAAGATATTGATGAAGAGGTGCAAGCATTCGAAGAACTATGGGGTTGCCCACCAGTTCTCATTGTAGTAGACAACTTAATGGATGTTGCCACTGATGGTGGCGAAGAGTTCGCTTCAATGC